AATTTTTTCAACTGCTACTGTTAGATAGTTGCTAAATAAGTTAGCAAAAAATATAAGTTCAAGAACGAATATCAAAATAGTCACTATAACAACCTTCTGCATAGTGAAAACTTCATCATGTTGTTGATGAAATGCTAATAACGAATTAAATGCAACTGATATATAAAGTGAAATAAAAGCACTTATAAAGAAAACCCCTTGTACATTTAAGTAATAATTATCAGTTAAACCAATTACAACAACATTTATAATTAGAATAATATACACCAAAAAACAAATTGAAACTCGTGTATAACTTCCAAGGGGTTTATTACTCATAAAAGAATTAAAACAAATAATCATTATTACTATAATAAAAAAACAATTTATAAAAAATAAAATTTTGATATCAGAATTAGAATTATCTGTAACTTTTTTCATAAGAATAGCGATAATATTTGTAGTACCAACTAAAGTAAACTGCTTACTTACTTCATTGCTTAAGCTAATCCTAAAATCTTCTTTAGGCGATTTATTATTTTGAGATTCTACAAAACTCACTAACTCTCGATCATATCTTTCTAAAATTTGATATACTAATTCATTTAGTTTTTCTAATATATTTGAATTAATTTTATATACTAAAAAATTTTTTCTCCAAAGATAATTGTCAAATAAATTTTTTATTTCAGTTAACTCTGTTTTTGTAAGATCACAATCATTAATTTGATTCCAAACATTGAGTATTTCAGATTGAAAAACTATTCTCTTTTCTAACTTATGGACATCAACCAACCAAATCCTCAGTCTTTCTGACTTTTGTATATTATCTTTAATAATTTTTAGTTGTAAGTCGCAAGTAGTCACTCAGAATAAGCTCAATAAAATTAAACCCCGCAATGCGAGGTTTTAGACGGCGGTGTTATACAAATCGCCAAGTTATCACAAATATGCCATAACCTGTGTACACAAACAAGAGGGCTAAATAAAAAAACCTGTGTAGTGTTTTAACAAGCCAGTTCTTTCAAAAAACTCTTCACCCAAAAATTCAGGAATATATTTATTATCAGCTGTGGCATCTTCATCTGGATGCCCTCCTATAATTCCACCATCAATCAAATCAGCTACTTTATGATTTCCTTCTCTACGATAAAACTCTGCCAAAGTTGAGAGGAAAGTAAAATCTAATATTTCTCCAGTTGGAAGAGTCAACCACGTATGTAACTCTAAAGGTTTAGTAATATCATACCCGTTGTTTAGAGCATTTATTCTCAAATCCATTTCCTGAAAAAACATTTTACCACCATTTTGGTGTATCAAATGTCCAATAGTTATAACCGAATCAACCTTATAGAAATCATCTACATACTGCTTGAGATTGATATGAGTTGCATGACAAGTAGCTACTAGATCCTCATTTTTTAAATTCAAATCTTGGATAGACTTTTGAAATTCAATAAAATTATCTTTAGTCAAAAGTCTTTCTTGAGTTAATTTAAGAGTCTTATAGTTGCCCAAATTGAATTTTTTAGAATTTTTGGCTGCTAAATTGTAATTTTTACAATATTCACTCTCTTCTTTTTTAAACATACGATCAAAAATTGCAAACATACAAACCCTTTCAAATTATTAATATTATTCAACATTACCATTTTGTAAAATTTTATTTTACAATTTTCTGTATATTTTATATTAATAATTCAGATTTTAAATTTGGATATCGACCTGAAATAAAAGCTAATGCGCACTTCATATCTTGTCTTATCTGAATGGTAGAAGTTTCGTACATTTCAGCTACTTCACGAAGCTTTCTATTTTCTACAAAAATTTGCCAAACAGCATCTACCCAATCTTGAAGTGGTTCACTTTCAATCTGACGTATATCAAGAATAATACGCTGGAATGCACGTGCTTCATTATCTGAAATCTGACAGGCAACTCCCCGGCGTAGTTGAGGTTCTTTAAAATTTTCATCACTTAGATATTGAGCTATTAAATCTTCACGTTGCTTCTGGGTTAATTTCTTTGTCGGAATAGTTTTATATACTAATCTCTTAGTTTCAGTATTCCCATTCATCCATGCACCAAACTGACGAAACCAATTTTCTGTGCTAAATCGTGTCCAATCTGTCGCCTGAATAATTGTAACTGCCGTATTCATCTAATCACCCTATCATTGTCTCTATCTGTTGAACCGCTAAACCTGATTTCACTTGCTCTGTACTAAACCGTAATACCTGATATCCCATTACCACTGCAGCGTTGTATTTCTCCATGTCACCGATATAACCTTTACCACGGGTGTGACGTCCACCGCTCCAGACACCACCTTCGACCTCAACTAATATCTTCTTGCCCACAATGTGAAAATCAGCACGCCACTTACGTTTAGGATGGAATTTATATTCCTGTTCAAAGCTGATTTTTAAAACTCTTAACTGGTTGGCCAACGTTGATTCACCGATACTTTCACCTTGATGAGTTTTAACTTGAGTACTGCGCTTCGAGTTAGTTTTCTTTTTGGTTCTAACACTGTAAAGTTTTTGATATTCAGTAATTGAAATGCTTTCCACTTATGCCGCACCTCTGCTCTTTGATTTAAATCCAACTGCCTGCAGATGTGATTTCCAGTTTTGGAGTTCCTTTGGATCTGATAGTTTTGCAGCAATCCGGCTTGTTAGTTTTTCAAAAGATTCACCAGGCATACTGAATTTATCGATGACATCAGGAAGTTGAGCAAGTTTGTTGGCAAACACGTAAATCTGTTGAGGTGATGAAAAAAATACAAAATCAGATTCACCGCTTGATTTTCCATTTTGTGCTCTGTCGTATTTGTGACGGTTTTTCAAAAGTGTGTCAGCGAAGTGGTAAATCAAAAGATCATCACAAAGATTATTTCCAGCATTGAAAAGCTCGAATGCTTTTTTCTCACGTTCAAACCAACCTGCTTCGATAATCGATTTTGGCACTACCGTGGGATCGGCTTGATCTAATTCAGAACGAAGTTTTTTCAAACAAAGCCAGTCTTTTTTATTTTTAGATTCTAATGAGAGATTCCTTGGGAGGTTCTGTGTCCCAAAATTGGTACTGGTCTCGGTACCAATATCGGTACTGGTTCCAGTTCCATTATTGGTACTAGTACCTTTTTTGGAACTAGTGCCTAAATCAACACCAGTGTCATTTTTGGTACTAGTCCCCTTTTTGGTATTAGTATCTGAACTATCTTCACGTCCAAAGACACCAATTAATTGATAGACTTTTACGCCATTTCCTTTAATTTCACCTGTGAATTTAATCAAACTTTTGAGTTCAAGTTCATCTAAAACTTTAATAATCGTTTTGCGATTTAAAGTTGTATCTTTCTCTAATCGTTTTAAACTTGGGAAGCACTTATGATCATCCCCGGCTCGATCTGCAAGAGCTAAAAGCACAAGCCTTTCACTTGCACCTGAGACTGTGGCTTTCCACGCCCATACGGTTGCATCTAAGCTCATAATTCACCGACCTTAGGCTTTACGTACCCACCAAATGAAATGACCTGTTCAGCTTTGATCAAGCTCGTAATAACCTGATGTGCTAACCAAATCGTGATCTTGAATCGATAAGCCATCTTTTGGGCCAATTCTTCCTTGGTTACAGCTGCATTCTCTTCGTTGTAACCACGCATTCTTAAATTGCCTTTTTTGATGCCATGTATATGGTTCAACAAAAGCAACGTTGGTTCATAAAATGATTGGATTTCTTGAGTCTGTTTATGATCAGGTATGGTTTGAAAATGGCTATTCATGAAACCTCCGCAATCGATTGCTCGATTTCATCTAAACGGCGTTTAAGCAAAAGCTCTGGCAAAGTGGCTGTGCGTATATCAGTTTCATTTACCAATTTGCCGCCTTCTAACCAGTAATGATTATTCGGTTGATATGCTTCTACAGTTTGTAAGTCTTTTATTTTGATGTAATTCATATACACCACCACATCGCCATTCATGTATTTGCCTGATTCTTCTTCTTGTGCTAAATTTGATTTCATATTCATTCCACCCTGTTATGTATATAGGAAGCCTGATGTTCAAGATCAGGCTTTTTCAATTTCAGTACCTGATGTGTACTTCTTCATTTGTTTTAAAGCTGCTTGATCTACAGCAGTAGCCAATTCAATTAGATGCAATGTCAATTGATGGATCTCTTCATACTCTTGAGGAGTTACAACACCATCCTCATACGCTTCATAGACAGCTTTGTTAGTCTTTCCTGACTTAATGTTGTGCTGCATCATTGCCTCAAAGATCGACAATTCATGGTGCTTACTGCGGTCACAAGTCACTGGAACTAAGGCAAAACCAAGTTCATGCGCCCAAATTTTTAACAGCGCTGGATTTTGGGTGTAATAAAGAATTGCTTCTAACTTCTTAATACTTGGTAAATGGTTCGGCATATTGATATTTGCGTAATTGCAAATTGTGTTATGTGAATCCCCAAGTACCTGCGCAATATCTTTAGGCGTAAATCCCGGTGTATTACTTATCATTTGCCAAATTGCGTTTTGGGCTTCTCGGCTTAAATTAATTTCCATATGTGAATCCTTTGTATTTATTCACGTTTCACTTTGAGTACTAAATGTTGATACTTAGCTCAAGGTGGTTTCTATGCCACTTGGTGACGTGTAATTGGTTCTTTCCCATTTGCTAAATCTCGAATTTGGTATTCACGAGCTAATGGGATTTTGTTTTCTGACCATTGATAAATTGCTGATGGCTCAATACCCAAAAGCTTAGCCAGTTCTACGCCATTAACCCCAAGCAAATCCAATGCTTCTTGTTTGGTCATCACTAACACCTTGAAAGTAAGATTTCTTATTATTTAATCAAAGAAAACTTATAAAAGCAATATGTAAGATAACTTATATGGAAAAACAATCTGCTGGTCAGCGCATACGTGCGCTTAGACGTTCGAAAAAATTAACTCAAGTGCAATTAGCGAAGATTGCTGGCGTAAGTTCGCCAGCAGTTACAGAGTGGGAAAAAGACAGTTATCTACCTAAGGCTGCCTCACTAGAGGCCATGGCAAATGAATTTGGTGTTACATCTGAATATATTCTTACTGGCAAGGGTGGTGAGATTAAGAATCAAAAAAACGCTATCCCTGTTGTCCCTAAAATGGCTCCTGTTCTATCTTGGGTGCAAGCTGGTATGTTCACAAATGTAGAATCAGTTGATATGTCACAAGTTGAGGATTGGCTTCCATTACCCGATGATTGTGAAAAATGCTTTTTTTTGAAAGTACAAGGATTGAGTAACTATCCTACCTTCCAAGAAGGAGATTACATTCTTGTTGACCCTATGGTTCAGTATGATGAAATGCAATCTGGGGATGTAATTGTTGTAAGAAAACATGATGAAGCGACTTTCAAGCGTTTAGTTATTGAGACTGATAACTCAAGATACTTACAGGCGTTAAACCCTGAGTTCAAACCCAACATAATACCTCTTGATGAAGAGTGTATCTTTGTTGGGGAGGTAATTGATTCTATTAGATATGTATACAAATCAAAACGTAGATCCAAGATTAGGAAAAGTTGAAACTGAGATGTGGTGCAACTTACTAATCTGCTCGTCAATTTTGGCGAGTTGGATAATTAAAACTTCTTAAATAAAAGAGAAAATAATGATCGCAACACTTAATAAATACAAAACTGCGCTAACGATTAATCGTCAAGAATTCAAATTAGCCTTAGCTAAAATTAGTGCAGGAATTGACAAACAAATAGCTTCGCTTAAAAAAGCCAAGCAAAGTTATGATGCTGCAGAAATAGCGCGTGAGATCATAAGTGAAGCAAATATCTTTGAGGCCATTATTGAGGGTTTTAACGAAGCGGAAGAAACCAATTTAAAATTAACTGACATAACAAACCTTGAAGTGGCACAAGGATGGATAGATGAGTTTTTGGAAAAGTATTCAAATGAATAAGTGTTATATTTGCAATAAAACCTCAAATCACCTATTTTGTGTAAATTTTGAAAATATAATTAAAAGCAACTCATATGTTCTTTAAGTTTAACAAGTTTTTCATTAAATTGCCTTGTGAAAAGCTATATACTATAAGCAATTTTTAATCTAAACAATAAAATAGGCCCATGGAATGGAAGATATAATTTTTAAAAACTTTGAAGAGGCTGGACAAACAGTTTTAAAATTTTTATCTCAGAAATTTGGATTCAATTTATGGATGATTACCCGTACCGAAGGAGATAATTGGATCGTCCTTCAATGTGAAGATAAAGGATATAATGTTTCACCAGGGCAAGTTTTCTCATGGGCGGATTCATTTTGCTCTCATATGGTTTTAGGAAAAGCTCCTAAAATAGCCCCTCATTCAGAAGAAATACCTTTATACTTAAATGCACCAATAGCAAAAAAAATTGATATTAAAGCTTATATTGGTCAACCACTTATAAAAGAAGATGGAACCTTATTTGGTACTCTTTGCGCAATTGATCCTAATCCACAATCCGAAGCACTACTACAGGAAGAAGAATTAATTAATCTTTTAGGTCAAATTTTAAGCTACATCTTACAAGTTGAATTACGGGAAAATGAACAGAAACGTCAAAAAGAGTTTTTTGAAGCCGAGGCATTAAGTGATTCCTTAACAGGCTTATTTAATCGCAGAGGATGGGATCAACTTCTCGTACTAGAAGAAGCCAGATGTAAAAGTTATGGTCACCCTGCTGCAATTTTTATGCTTGATCTTAATAATTTAAAAACTGTAAATGATCAACTTGGACATTTAATCGGAGATGATTTAATAAAAACTACAGCAAATCTACTAAAAAATTGTGTCCGTAATAATGATATTGTGGCTCGAATAGGTGGTGATGAATTTGCAATTCTCAGCATTGAGAATACAAAGGAGGGGGCAAAGCTTTTATTTGATAGAATTCAGGAAATTTTTACAAATGCTAATATCAGTATCGCTGTTGGCTTTGCAATTCGTAATCCCTCTTACAGTTTATTAGATGCTGTCCAAGAAGCTGATGAAAAAATGTATGAAAATAAGCGTCTGATCAAAAATTAAGTTTTAATCACTTTAATAAACTCCACTTATCCTACCCATTGTGAGTTTTCTTTCCCCTAACAAAAACCTAAGAAGAATCTACCTTATGGAAACTATTTCATTTTTATGTTTGTTGACACTTTCAATGTTTGGATGTGAAAAACCTGAGCAAATTTCAGCTGAGCGAGAAAAACTTCTTGAAAAATATCAAGAGGTTGATTTAAAAATGACAATGTATCTTGCAACACTAGCAGGCCCCTCCTCTCCATTAGAGGAGCGAAAAAAAGTAATTTGTGAGGAATTTCCTGTTACCTACAAACAAGAATACCTTCCAATTTATCTGAAGCTGACTGAGCCTACAGATATTGATAAAAGTTCAGATATTTTAAAAACAATTGAATCGTATAAAGCTAGATACAATATTCAGTGCTAATACAAAATTAGCAACAATTTAACCCACCATGTGTGGGTTTTCTTTTGTTTATTAAATCACAAGTAAAATAAGTTTTCTGTAAAATATAAGTTTTCTTAGAATAATTATTGACAATAAAACTAAGTTTTCTTATATTTATCTAACCAACAATAAAAAAGCACATCCGACCTCGAAATCAAATGTGCTTTTTACTCAATGAGTGAGATAAGTATGAACACTAAACCGAATTCAATCAATCCCATCGTTACACATCGTGTACAGTCATTTAGCTTTATTAAAGTAGCTGCAATCAGTGGTTTATTCACTGTTGCCGTGATCGGTCTTACATATGATCAAAAAGCCACTGAATACAAACTTGCAGTAGTTGTTCCAAACACTGCCCCTTCTTCATATAGCATTCAAGCTTTAAAAGTCACTTCTAATTCATCAGGCTTGGCCGTAATAAAACTTGATAGCTTCTTACTTAAAGTTAGCTTCGATTTTGAATCTCATCCCGATAACTACGGCGTACCAGGTTCTGAATTTACTGTAGTTGAAATCACCAACTTAGCAATTGATGAGATCCAAGACATTAATGGCAAGGAATATAACGACTTCACGGATTACAACGATCACCGGAATATCAATCAGATAATTATCGGTTATATCGAGCGTAACCGTTTGGTAGAGGCTGTCTAATGAATACAACTCACAACACTAAAAATTCACTTTTACAAGTTTCATCAGCGCTCAAAATTCAACCGTCAAGTTATGGCGCAGAGACACTTGAAAGCCCTGTAAACACAAGAGGTTCAACACCATTTACTAAGGGTGAGTTCCCAAAAAGTAAACGTATTTCTCCCAACCCTATCACCCTTCAGCAAGGTGTAAAAAGTCGTGAATTCACAACCCTCAAAACAACACAGTTTGTGGAGCCAGTGATGGAAAAGAAACGCTATAACACCCCTTTCGCACAATTCATTTGTAAGGACGTGAACGGTTATTACAACGTGCGACTTGGTCCAAAAATTTACTTAGTCAAAGTATCGTTAAATTACACCCCTGATTTTGACGCAGAGTTCTTTGGCGGTGCTAAAGCAAATCCTTTTAATTGGCATTCGATTCTAGTTAAAGAAACTCCTGACAGTATGCCTCGCTCTATCACGGACGATGAATTAGCGGTGAGCTGGCTTAAGAGCAATGTTAAGAAACTTGTGAATTACCAACGTGCAATTAAACGCAGTGCTAATACACAAAGCCCACGTTATAGCAAAGAACAACGTATTAATTACCGTAACTCACAGTACAACGGCGCTTAAGGAGAATAAAAATGAATGCAGCAGTGAATCAACAAGTAGTTTCATCTACACAAAATACATTACAACTCATTCAACTTGAGTTAAAAGCGCCAAAAAGTAAGAAGAACACTTTCGGTAATTATAACTATCGAAACTGTGAGGATATCTTGGAAGCAGTCAAACCGCTTCTTCAGAAATATGATGCGTCCCTGGTTATCACAGATGAGGTTCAAGAAGTTGGCGGTGTAGTCGTTGTTACAGCAAAAGTAATTTTTACAGATGCAAACGGCAAAGAAACTACGGTAAAAGCCCATGCTGGTGTGGAGATTAGCAAGAAAGGTATGGATGTGGCTCAGACATTTGGCGCATCCAGCTCATATGCCCGTAAATACGCGCTAAATGGCTTGTTCTTAATTGATGACACCAAAGACTATGACTCGGATGAATATCATAACCAAGTTAATCAGGGTGCTACACGCAATAACAACCAGCAAAACTCAAGACAGGCTCAACAACCGAATCGCAATCAAAATAATCAAGCTAGTGGCCAGCAACAAAAGCCATTGGCTCAGCGTTATAACGATGCACTTCTAGCTATAAAAGATGCTAAAAAACCGCAAACCCTTGATAGAGCAATTAACACGTTCAAAGGCACTCAATACGAGTCTGGTATATCAAAAGCCTGTCGCGCTCGAGCAGATCAAATGGGATGGAATGAAGCGCCACCAAAAAACCAAGTTCAACAACAAAATCAAATGCAGCACTGAGGAAAATAAAAAATGAATTTATTAAATAGTAATGAAGCATTTTCAGCACTCATGGCTGGTAAAAATATCATGTGCCGCGCTGTTGGCGAATTGATGGACTTTAATGACTTAAATCAATTCCCTGCTACGATCTTCGCTTTACCTGGTTATGAGTTCTGTATCAAACGTGAATCTTTAACTTTGGCAGATATTCAATTTACTAAGCCAGTAGAACCACACGATCTGGAGAATGGCCAAGAAATCTTTATTGTGATGCCAACATGTATCTTGCGTACTAAATACGATCCAGAACATGGAGATATATGTTTAAGTGTTGCAAATGGATTTGCTCAATTAGATGCTGAAAATGCACAGCTGCAGCTACAGGCATTTGGTAAAACATTTGGCAATATGATTACAGAAATTGAAATTAAAGACGGTTTCAGTGAAAAGTCTAAAAAATCTAAAGCTCCTCGTAAAACTAAAGAAGCTTTTAAAACTGAAGATACCCCAGAAATTGAAACAGATCCTGCCTTAATAATTGATAAATTTGCAGCGAAAATTGCAAACTGTACGACAACAGAAGCTGTTCTTTTATTACGCCCAGTGTTTTTTGCCAATGGTCATCTTGAGCGTGAACATACTCAACATCTATGCAAATTGACTGAGAATAAGTTGATAGAGCTTGATCCTGAGCAATATGCACCAAAACCAAGTTACATTGATCATCAAATTTATATAGATGGCATTAATGCATGTGTTTCAGAGGAAGAAATTAAAACCACACTACATGATACGAGTGATCAAGGTTTTAGCGAAGAACAACTCTCAGAAATTAATCTTGCAAAATGTTCTAAACTTGCTGAGTTTCAAGCGACTGCATTAAAGAATATCCAGGATAATCAATATGAAAATCTGTTAACAGAACTAATAGAATGTGCTCAAAAATCAAAATCGCCTGCTGAAGCTAATGCCTTGTATAAATATACGGTCAATTGGATTGAAGAACAGCGTAAGCCATTGATGGATGCAATTAATAAACGATTGAGTGAATTGGATGCGACTGCTCCACCTCCTGAACAACCACCTTCTTTAGCAGTTCAGATCCAAAATGCATCTGATTTAACAACTTTGGATATTTTGGAAATTGATGTTGCAGGCCGACATCCGGATATTCAACCAAAATTAATGGGACTGGTTCGTAAACGTCGATTTGAGCTTGAGAATTCTGGTTCAAAGGTGGTGGAAAATGAAATTTAAATATTCTTCCATCACTAGAAACTTAACCGTATTTGGCAACCGAATGACCCACATATTCAACAATGTTTCATTTTCGGAAATAGACAGTTTAATTGCGGACGCTAAATTTAAAGAAGCAGTCTGGAGATAAAAATATGAATACACCAATAGATTTAAATTCTATTTTATTTGCTCAACTTGATCGTTTGAGTAATCCAGATCTTAAGGGCGATGACCTTCAAGCGGAAATCCAAAAAGCCTGTGCCGTTGAAAAAATCAGTAAACAGGTTATTGAGAATAACAATATGCGCTTAAGTGCTGCCAAACTTGTTGCTGAACATAAGGGATTGAAAAATGTCGATCCAATTGAAGTTCCTCAAAATCTGATTGGGTGATTTATGTCAAAAGGTACTGCTATTAAATATACCCAAGCTCAATTGGATTTTATTAAATCAAATTGCATCTTGGGGCGAAAAGAGCTAACTGAAAAGACTAATGCTCTATTCGGTACATTGTTTAGTGTTGATCAAATCAAATCACTTTGTAAGAGAAAAAAATGGAGCACGGGCAGAACCGGTTGTTTCGAGAAAGGCTCTAAACCCTGGAATACCGGTACCAAGGGCCTTACTAAAGCTAATAAAACAAGTTTTAAAAAAGGTCGGCCTACTTGGAATGCTAAGCCCATTGGCTATGAAAGAATTTGCTCTAAAGATGGTTATGTCCTGGTTAAAACATCTGAGCCAAGCGTGTTTGAATTAAAACATCGAATAGTTTGGGAAAAGGAAAAAGGCCCTATTCCTGAGGGATATGTGGTTGCCTTTAAGAACCTGGATAAAACAGATTGTCGAATTGAAAATTTGATTCTAATGAGCAAGGCTGAAATGGTCAGATATAGTCAAAGCTATTATGAATTGGCTACACCAGATAGCAATGAATCTTGCCTATTAATGGCTAAGATCAAAAACTTGAAACATCAAATACATAAGCAGGTGGCCTGAATGGGTGTTCTCAAATACATTATCACTGTCGAAAGTGATAGCCCTCCACAGGTAATGCTTGGTCAAAATATTGGTGGTGGGATTGTTAAAGAGTTGAAGGAAGTGGATGTTGAATTAGTCTCTGCAGCACAGCTCGCAGAAAAATACAGTTTATCCACCACGACAATTAGAGAACGTCTTGCTTCAATAGATCAAGGTACACCTGGCAAGGCATTATACAATCCTCGTTTAGCCCATGATTTACTCAGCACTAAAAATAAAAAAAGAGGCAGACCGAGAGCTAATTAGCTCTCACTGTCATTAAACATCTCAACTAAATCCTGCGCATCCGGATTGTAATAAGTGTTAATTAATATCCCAATTGTCTTATGGCCTGTAATTTTTGCTAAAACCTCAACTGGTAATTTACGAACCCTAACCATCCTGGTGATAGCCTCATGTCGAGAATCATGAAAGTTAATTTCAGGCAGCTTTGCTTTTTTCTTAACCCTCATCCACATGGCACAAAATATATTCTTATCAATCGGTAATAATTTATCATTATCTTGAGGTAGCAATAAAAGTAAGCGCTTAGCTTCCTTAGATAAAGGCACGTTACGAGATTCACCATTTTTAGTCATCGGTAGATGAATAAACCCATCTCTTAGGTCTGCCCTGTGCATCGCCAATATTTCACCCTGCCTCATTGCAGTTTCAAGTGCAAATAAAAAAGCCCATGCGACATATTGTCTAGAATTAATTGGCGTAGTTGAACCATCCCACTCCATCACTTTTAGTAAAGTATCTTGATGTTCAGGAGTAATTCTCTGATTTCGTGATTTTTCTTTACTAGGCATTGATACAGAGTGCCAAACGTTAGACTCAAGCAAAAACAACTCTTTCAATGCATATGTAAAAACTGCTGAATATATTGCATGCTCATTTCTTAATGTAGCCACCTTAACTTCTTTCTTTCTATTATTGCGCCATTCTGCAATGTCGGCTGGCCTAAACTCATAAATTGACTTATCAGCAAGGTTTGGTGCGATATGGTCTAAGTTTTTTAATTTAAAGTTTATAGTACGAGCAGATCGCATATGGCGACCATGTTCTTCATAATATTTATTACACAATTGTCGAAATGGATAAGCTGGTTTTATTCCTTGTTCAAGATTAGCCTTCCCTGTTTTAAGTTCAAGTAATTTAAGGGATGCCCATTGTTCACATTCTTTTGCAGTATCTCTAGTTGCTGAGTATCTCTTATTATCAAAAGTTACAGTAATGCGCCAACTTGATCCACGTTGTATTGGTTTTGGTAGCTTCAT